TTGTCGGTTACTCGGTAAATAGGCATGGATCAGAAAGGAAGCGCGATGGAATGGATTAATGTTGAGAACGGAATGCCTGCGGACGGAAGCAATGTATTGGTCTGGATTGGCGGCACTGCTCAAGAGCCAATAGTCGCGCAATGGTATTGCGGAGCATGGGCCGACACCATGACTTTTGATGAGATAAACGAAGTCACCCATTGGATGCCTTTACCACCAGCGCCAAGCGTTCTGCAACCCGTCCCATTAGCACAGAAGCCTAATGAACAAAGTATTGCCTCTGCCTATGAATCAGTAGAGCGCTCCGAATACGCAAGCAGGGATGACGCTAATGCCTAAGTGCCCTACATGCGGAAGAGAAAAACCAAAGACGCATGACCAGCGTAAGAAGTTTCACGTTCTCTGCAAGATCATTGGCGACCACGTAGGGCTAACCCCTGGCAAGGTCAAGGAAGCCATCAAAACCGATTATTTCGGCATGGATGAGTGGCAGATCAACGGCAAGTGGTATCGAGGTGTACGGCCATCAGAAACAGCCGGCAGAAGCGAATACGCAGACCTCATCACCTACACGCTGCAATGGGCTGCTGAGAACTGTGACCTAGTGCTAGATGTGGAGCAGGCAGCTTGATCCCCAAGGACAAGATAAAGCTCAAGAAATGCAAAGAGTGTGGAGACCTATTCTCCCCGCCCAACAGTATCAGGAAAGTATGTTTCAAGTACGAATGCCAGGTTGCCTTTGCCACAGCCCACGCAAAGAAGGTGGCAGCAGTCAGAGAGAAGCGCGAGAGGCAGGCATTACGTGAGGCGAAGGAAAGAATCAAACCAAGGAGCCAATGGCTCAAGGAGGCGCAGCATGTGTTTAACAGGTTTATTCGGTTACGTGATGCAGATCAGCCCTGCATATCTTGCCAGAGGTTTCATAGCGGTCAGTACCACGCCGGTCACTATCGAACAGTGGGCGCAAATCCGGAGCTTAGATTTGACGAGCGTAACGTTCACAAACAATGCGCCCCCTGTAACAACCACCTGTCCGGAAACATCATCAATTACCGAACTGGATTGCTACAGAAGGTCGGTAGGGAAGTAGTGGAATGGCTAGAAGGCCCACACGAAGCCAAGCACTACACCATAGACGAATTAAAGCAGTTGATAGCGCATTACAAACTCAAATGCAAAGAGATAACCAAGGAGAACCAAGAATGAGCAAGCAAGACGCAACAGAAGCACAGATGGAGCAACTTACAGCCGCGTTTCTAGGGCTATGCGCTGGCAAACAATCCGCTGTAGCAATAGGAGCGGCTATGAACGTAATTATGACTTGCCTCAACTACAACCCAAGCAAGAAAGTCGGCCTAGAAGTCGCGTATAGCTTGCGAGACATAGCCAACAAAGTACAGGCCAAGGCAAACGAAATTCAGCAGCACTAACACTGCCGGATGTTCTGCAACCCAGCATCCCGAAGCTGTAACCGAATGAACAAAACAGATGTTTAGCGCATTACAAGATGAAGTGTAAGGAACTGGAAAAGGAGAAGTGAGATGCCCCCAGCAGGATATATGAAATGGCAGTTAGAGCATTTATACCCAAAGCCTGATACTCGGCACCCCAGCCTATTAGCACAGTGATCGAATGAACAAAAACCCTTTGGGTAGATTTTATCCATCAATAAACAAACATGGTTCAGAAAGGATGCATGGATGATAACGATAACTTTCCCAGAATGGTTCACATGGTTGCTGGTCGTTTGCATAGGGCTGTCAGCTATCAATAGCTGTCTCAGAACCTACATTCGGCATCTCGAAAAAGAACTGCTGAAGTTAACCCAAGACGAATAAGCAAAGGCTCCCCATGCTCCCATCCCAAATGCCAGACACACAACACCGACTCATGTTCATTTGTTGGACTCGGTTGATAAGCAATTCCTAGAAAGGACGCATATGCGTGAATCAGTAGCCTCAGCCATTAACTCATCTCACCTGGAGGAAAAAGAATGGGAAACATCCATAGATAAGATTAAGGCCCTAGGCTACACCGCTAAGTATTCCCCTGTGGGCGTAGAAGCTATCCACCTGATCGACTCACTACAGCCCAAGGCATACAAGCAGGTTGTCTATCTGCTGGCAAAGAAAGCTAATGCCAAGTTCTCCAAGCAAGCCTCTAGGGAAATGACCATTCGCATCTGCAATCAGGTTATCAAGGAAGCCGCTTTCAAATTCTGCAGGAGTTGTGCTGGCCGCAAGGAACTGAAGGCAGGGGAACGCGTTATAACGTGCCATTCATGTCAGGGTAGTGGATTGCATAGGCACACAGACAATGAACGCGCACAAGCCCTTGGCGTAACGCTGGATGTGTATCTGAAGAACTGGTCACGGCGTTACCTGATAGTGGAAGGGATCTACTCTGGCGAAATGAAGGACACAGTAATTAGTTTGAAAAAATATCTTGACAGGGGTTGACAAGCTTGTTGTACGAACGTACAATAGTTCAACGGTTAGAAGAATAATTAAATCCGAGGCAGTTGATGGCCTCGCTTCGCCGTAAGAAACGTAATACTCATGATGATTGATAAAAACCGTATGCGATACGGAATGGAAATGTCCAGCATGAACTGGAAAGAGGGTTCGCAGCCTCATTAGTCATCAGTAGTATTGCGCTGACCGGCACCAACGCCTATATAGGCATATATGGGAAGTAGCAGGCTGCTAACCTGTTGCGAGAACAGAAAGGCTCCTTCCAGAAATGGTCGGGGCCTTTTTATTGTGCATTGCAAAGCTCCTCTAACCCAATACACCTCTACTCACTAGAGACTCTATCTCCCTGGTGCTTACGGATTAGAGAGCTTTGCTGTGTGCAATGCGTAGGCTGATACGCTGTGACCATGACCCGGAATATACGCGAGAATACGGGCGCAATCGAACACGCCGCGATGCCAGAGATCAGCACTGGTGCACACTACCAATTTCGCATTCCCCTGAGCTTACGAGCTTGCTAAACGGGATAGGCTCCACGTTAACAGATGGTCTGTGCCGCCATCGAGCCGGAAGGCACCAACTGCCCCTTCATTGGGGCTTTTTCATTTATGGCATCTGCGGATGCGGAAAGGTGAATCATGAAGATCGAATACAAGGTGCGCCCTGTGACTCGTTATGTTGTAACGCGGTATGAAGAATTAGATAACGGCGGTGGTGCTGGCTGTATCGGCAAGGGCGAATTTGATAACGCAGAGATTGCGTATCAAGTTGCTTATGCGCTTGCTAAAGAAGAACACCAAAGTTTTGGTTTCCCGCCAGGCGATGAACGCATTATTTACCCAGATCAACCGCTATTCAATTTGAAAGGCGAGTGTATAGGGACAGGACGCGGCATTCCCTAAGGGGCAAACAGAGCCTCCTAACGGAAATTACTAGTGAAGAAGCTCTCTCTTCGCCCATATCACGGGAATCTCTACTATGCGTCCTCTAAAGACGATTATGAAAGAAGCCATCGCAGACTATTTTCAAGTGAGGATGTTCTCACGTGTGCACAAGTTGGCCGTATGGCTGCTGGCGAAGGCCATGATGGTATGTGGACGTACCTGGTATGGGCTGAAGAACCGCACACGCTAGCTCATGAACTATCGCATGTTGTGCTGCATACATTTGAACGCTGCGGTATTGATCCAAGAGAAGGAAACGGCGAGCCATTCTGTTACATGCTCAGCCAGCTAATCTTAGAAGCCACCCCAGCCTCGCTATAACAGCGGGGCTTTTTTATTTCTGGAGCAGATAAAGCAAATGGCAAGGCCAACAGACTACAACCAAGAGGTGGCAGACAAGATATGCGAAGCCATCTCTAACGGCCAAAGTCTACGCTCTATCTGCGACCCTGCTGATATGCCAAACAAGGCTACCGTGTTCCGCTGGTTGGATAGGCATCCTGAGTTTGGCGACCAATACGCGAGGGCAAGGGAAGAACAGGCCGAGGCATTAGCAGATGAGATCGTTTCAATTGCAGACGAAGCAGCTCCCGAACAGGTTAATCAGGCAAGGCTTAGAGTTGATGCCCGTAAGTGGGTTGCCTCAAAGCTCAAGCCCAAGAAATACGGCGACAAGGTAACGCAAGAGCTGACAGGCGTAGACGGTGGCCCGATAGAGCAGAGAAACACATTAGACCTGTCGAACCTCACAGACGAACAGCTCCGTGCAATCGCCAGCATTAAAGTTAACCCCTCTTGATGTATTAGCGGCAAGGCGGGAACTGGCGAAACGCAGCCTTCCTGACTTTGCCTGCATGGTGGACATTCCCACCGTGCCGCTGACCGATGCTGACGAGGAAGATCAATTCTCCGTCATGCGTCTTGGCACACTGGCCGCGCATCACAAGCTGTTACTGGAAAAGCTGCAAGGCGTAGAGAACGGCTCAATACCTAACCTCATGGTGCTGATGCCGCCTGGCTCAGCTAAGAGTACCTACAGCGATGTAGTGTTTGTGCCGTGGTTCATGTCGCGCAAGTCACGGCGTAATGTGATTCTCGCCAGCTACGCCTCAGACATAGCGGCAAAGCAGGGTAGACGAGCTAGACAGCTCATCAAGTCACCAAGCTTTCAATCGCTCATGGAAGTGAACCTGAGCGCTGATAATGCCGCAGCAGACCAATGGTCGCTGACTAATGGCTCTGAATATATGTCTGGCGGCTTGTTATCCGGTCTTACGGGGAACAGAGCTGCACTAGGCATACTGGATGACCCTATACGCGGACGCGAACAGGCTGAATCGGAAACCATACGCAAAAAGACGTGGGATGCCTACGTAGACGATTTCTGCTCACGGCTCATCCCTGGCGCTCCGCAAATCATGATTCTCACGCGCTGGCATCAGGACGACCCAGCAGGACGTATCCTCCCTGAAGATTGGGACGGAGAATCAGGCGTATTCGCAGGGCGTGACGGTAGAACGTGGCATGTGATTTGTTTGCCAGCTATCGCTGACCGTAACGACGACCCCCTAGGCCGCAAGCTCGGTGAAACGCTGTGGCCTGAATGGTTCAATCACGAACACTGGAAGCCATTTCAACAGAACAAGCGCACATGGTCCAGCCTCTACCAGCAGAAGCCGACTCCGGATGAAGGAACGTATTTCCAGAAGGAATGGTTCAAGCGCTACAAGAAGCTGCCGGATAACCTGCACTACTACATCACATCCGACCATGCGCCAGGTGGCGAAGAACACAACGACTTCAACTGTGTTCGTGTGTGGGGCATAGATCACCAAGGCGACATATACCTTGTAGATGGCTTCAGGACGCAGGAGACGCTGGATATTGTTGCAGATGGGGTTGTGGGCAGCCAAGAGAAGAAAGGCGGCTTAATCCGCAAATACAAGCCTTTCTGCTGGTTCCCTGAAGATGACAACAACTGGAAGTCAGCCGCAGGGTTCATCAAGCGCATGATGCGTGAGCGTGAATCTTACTGCCGCATAGAGCCTATCTCCCCACACGGATCAGACAAGCCGACTAAAGCTAGGGCATTCCAGGCTATGGCCTCATCGGGTCGCGTGTGGCTGCCTGAAGGCAAGGTAGGCGATGACGTAATAGAACAGTATTTGAAATTCCCCGCTGGCAAGAATGACGACGAAGTGGACGCAGCCGCAATCATAGGCCGCGCACTGGACGAAGCGCACCCAGCAATAGCCCCATTACCCGAGAAGAGCCTTCCCCGCGACAGTTGGAGGAAAGCATTTGAAGACGACGACGAGGAAGAATCTTGGAAAATAGCCTAAACACAAAGACCGAGCAGGCGGACGATCATGTTCCGATGCTCGTGCGCTATTTCGAGGAAGCCGAGGACTTAACCAACGAATCTCGCAAACTCTCCGAACGTGACCGGGATTATTACGACAACGACCAGTGGACCGCTGAAGAGCTGGCAATCCTCAAGAAGCGCAAACAGCCAGCCTTAACGATCAACTATATCAAGCGCAAGGTTGAGTTCCTGCGTGGATTCGAGCGCCGTATACGCTCCGACCCCAAAGCATTCCCCCGCAACCCAGATGACGAACAAGGCGCTGAAGCCGCAACCGACGCACTGAGATTTGTTGCAGACCAGAACGACTTCGATGAAGTGCGCTCGGAAGTCTACGAAAACCTGATTATCGAGGGCTTCGGTGGCGCTGATGTGGTTGTTGAGCCAAATAGCCGTGGCGGTTACGAAGTCAAGATCAAATATATTCCGTGGGACCGGCTGTTCTACGACCCGCATAGTCGTGAGAGAGACTTCAGCGATGCCAAGTACAAGGGCATTGTAGTCTGGATGGACAAGGAGGATGCGCTACTAACCTATCCTGGCGCAGAGGATGTGCTGGAGACCACCTTCGCATCCACTTCCATCTCCGATACCTATGACGACAGGCCAAAGTACGGAACATGGTGCGATAACCGCAGAACCCGCGTTCGTGTTGTGCAGATGCATTACACGTATCAAGGCCAATGGTGGGTATGCACATTCACCAAGGGCGGCTATCTCGTAGAGCCTCAGCTATCCCCATACCTGGACAAGGATGGCAAGACCGCTTGTTCGCTGATTATGCGCTCTGCCTACATCGACCGCGAGAATAACCGCTACGGGCATGTACGCGACATGATTAGTCTGCAGGACGAAATCAACAAGCGCAGATCCAAAGCCCTGCACCTGATTAACGTACGACAAGTGAAGTACGAGAAGGGCGCTGTGCCCGACATGGAAGTTGCACGTAGAGAACTCGCCAAGCCTGACGGAATGGTTGAGGTCACGCCGGGGATGCAGTTTGACGTTATCCCAACTGGCGACATGGCAGTTGCTCAGTTCCAACTGTTACAGCAAGCGACAGGGGAAATGCAAGCCTCCGGCCCCAATGCCTCACTCTCCGGAAAAGACCCGCGCCATCAATCAGGCAAAGCGCTACAGGTACAACAGCAAGGCGGCTCCATTGAGATTGAGCCCGGACTTGACGACTTGCGCCAATGGTCACGCGATGTTTACGAAGCCGTATGGATGCGCATCAAGCAGTTCTGGAATGAAGAGAAGTGGGTGCGCGTCACCGACGACGAACGCAACATCAAGTGGGTAGGGCTTAACCGCCAAGTCACATTGGGCGAAAAGCTCATGCAGATGCCGGAAGAAATGCGAGCCATGCAGATGCAGCGCATGGGATTAATGCCTAACGACCCCCGCTTGGCTCAAGTGGTCGAGATCGAGAACCCCGTATCAGGCTTGGATGTGGACATCATCATCGAAGAAGGACCGGACATCACTACGCTTCAATCAGAGCAGTTCGAGATGCTCACTGGCTTGGCGCAGGCAGGTATGCAGATCCCGCCAAAAGTCATTATCAAGGCATCAAGTCTCAGGAATAAGGACGCGCTGCTGGATGAGCTGGAGAAATCCGACGCCGCACAGGCCGAGATAGGAAAACTCAGGCAAGAGCTTGCCATGGCTACCGGACAGGCTGAACTTCGCAAGACAAACGCTGAAGCAGCCGACAAGGAAGCATCCGCAGCCCAGAAGGGCGCACAGATAGAAAAGACGCAGGCAGAGGCCACTAACGCAGAGCTAGAGGCCATGCAAAGGGTAGCTGCCATGACGCAGCCGCCCATGGCGCAGAACTACTACTAATCACACAGTTTTACCAAGAACCCGCTTCGGCGGGTTTTTTTATGCCTGTCTTCAGGCAATCCGCCGCCGGGATGTTTCGGGCGTGAAGGCTGCCGCCGGGCTTCAATCGGGCGTAGTGGAGCACAGATGGAACTAGACGATGTTTTGAATGGCACTCAACCGCAAGTTGAAGATGCAGAGGGCGTAACTGAACAGCAACCTGAACCGCAAGAGCCAGCAGTCGAGGCAAAGGCAGAGCCGGAAGCTAAACCAGAATCACCGCCGCCTGGTGAAGAACACGACAAGCACGTTCCTTTGGCTGCTCTGGAAGCTGTACGCAAGGAAAAGACAGACTGGAAGGAAAAGGCCATTCGGGCCGAGGCTGAACTCAAGGCATTCCGCGAGGCGCGACAAACCCAGCAACAACCACAGCAGCAGGAAGAGATGGACCCGTACTCCTTTGCTCACAAGCTCGTGTTGAACGAGCGGCTGAACATGAGTGAGTTACAGGCCCGTAAGGACCATGCCGACATGGACGAGATGCTGGCGGTATTCGAGGAAGCCGCGAACAAGAACCCTGCTCTTGGTGCTGAATTAGCGAAACAGACGCACCCTTGGGAATGGGTTTATCAGCAAGGCCGAAAGTTCAAGATGATGCAGGAAATGGGCGACGACCCCGAAAGCTACCGCAAGCGGCTTGAAGAGGAAATTCGCCAGAAGGTGTTATCCGAACAGGCCCAAGCCCAACCACAAGTCACCACTCCGCAAGTACAGGTTCCGCAATCACTCGCGGGGACTCGTTCAGCAGGCGTTCGCGCCACTACATGGACAGGCCCTACACCGCTCGACACTATCATTTAAGGATTAAATCATGGCAGAAACTACTGCACGAGCTGGTTTAACCCCACAGCAGTGGGATGACCAGTTCTTCATGGAGTACGTCCGTGAAAACCGCTTCAAGCGGTACATGGGCACGAATGAAAACTCCATCATTCACGTAAAAGAGGACTTGTCCCGCAAGAAAGGCGACAAGATCACGTTTGCTAACGTCCGCAAGCTGGGCAATGCTGGCGTAACCGGCAATCAGGTATTGGAAGGCAACGAGGAAGAACTCGACAGCCGCTCCATGGCCGTTACCGTTGAGCCGCTTCGTAACGCTGTTGTTGTTACCGAGTGGGATGAGCAGAAGTCCGCTATCGAGCTGCGCAATACCGGCAAGATGGCCCTGAAGCTCTGGGCAATGGAAAAGATGCGTGACGATATTATCGCTGCGCTGAAGTCCATCAACGGCACCGCTTATGCATCCGCATCTGAAGCTGAAAAAGACGCATGGCTGGTTGATAACTCAGACCGCGTTCTGTTCGGGGCTGCCAAGTCCAACAACTCCGGCAACGACCACTCCGCCTCTCTGGCAAACATCGACAATACCGCTGACAAGCTGACCCCTGCTGTTGTATCGCTGGCAAAGCGTATGGCTCAAAACGCATCTCCTGCGATCAAGCCTATCCGCGTTAACGAAGATGAAGAGTGGTATGTCATGTTCGCCAACAGCCTGTCCTTCCGCGACCTCACCGAGTCCTCTGCTTATCAGCAAGCTCGCCGTGATGCTCTCGAACGTGGCGAAAAGAACCCACTGTTCACTGGCGGCTCCGCAATCTGGGATGGCGTGATTATTCGCGAAATCCCTGAACTCGGCGTTCTGTCTGGGGTGGGTGCTGCTGGCATTGACGTTGGCTTTAACTTCCTGGTTGGCGCTCAGGCGCTTGGTGTGGGTTGGGCACAACGCCTCAAGTCCACCACTAATGTACGTGACTACGGCTTCCGTAATGGCGTAGGCGTTCAGGAAATGCGTGGCATCGAGAAACTGCTGTTCGGTAAGGGCAGTGGCGATACCGATGATCTTGTACAACATGGCGTCGTCACGGTTTATGCCGCTGGCGTAGCTGACGCTTAAGGAGAAACGACATGGCTGCTGAAACTTTAACTGGCACCCGCGCTGCTGACTCCTTTCCAGTCGCTGCACACGGCTTTGCTGGCAACCTCAAGGTTGCGTATGGCTCCTATGCGGTAGCTGCAACAGTAGAAGATGGCGACATCTTTGAGCTGTGCAAGCTGCCTGCTGGCGCTGTTGTATTGGGTGGCGCTTTCTATGCCGGCGATTTGGATACCGGCACGGAAGTTCTGGACTTGGATGTGGGCTGGGCTGCTAACGGCACGGAATCTGCCGACCCCGATGGCTTCGTGAATAGCGGAGTTCTGACTGGCGACGCAATCACCGACCTGTTGGCTGCTGGTTCCAACTACCGTCCATTCCCGATGGCTACTGGCCCTCTGACCTTCACCAATGAAACCATGGTGCAGGTTGAGGCAAACGTGCCTTCGAATGTGTTCGCTGCTGGCACCATTTACGTAGTCGTCTACTACGTACTTCCTTAATTAAGGAGATAGGGCAGGGGAAACTCTGCCCTTTTATTTCATGAAATTCAAATTCATTGGCGATCCGACCGGGGATAGCGCCGAGAGCATTGAGTGCTTCGGTATTACCTTCCCGCTCAACCAGGAAGTTGAAGTATCAGACGAATTCATTATCAAGAAACTATCAGGCAATAGCCACTTTCAAGGAGTAACCCATGGCCGAGATAACCGATCTGGTAACACGGACTCTGGAGAGAGTGGGGGTGCAGTCAGCGTGGGAAACCGTAAGCGCAGGCGACCAAAACAAAGCGCTCCAAGCCCTGAAGTCAGTACATTACGATCTGTCTGGCAAAGGGCTGTTGCTCTGGTCCGTCAATGACATTCCAGAAGAGATCACAGAGCCTTATGTCCTCATGGCTGCATGGTATGCAGGCGACGACTTCGGCTTTCCGCAAGACCCATCAAAAACCTATGATTTGGGACTCAGGCTGGTTCGCCAATATACCTCTGTCCCAAAGCCTGACACGCCTGTAGAAGCGGAGTATTTCTGATGGACGTTAGTATCTCCGCTGTGCTGAATAAGCCTAACAGACGCAATATGGAGTTCTTTGCGGGTGACGCGTTCACGCTCACTTTGACCGTGTATGCGACTGACACTGAGGATTTAAACCCTTCGGATATGTCAGCATCAACGCTCACGCTCAAGGCTTACCCGGACATTCCACAATGGCGTGATGACTATGGTGTGGTGAGTGACAACGATACGCCGGAATTCACCATAGAAGGCACTGAAGGCGCTTCGTCCAGCACTTTTACCTTCTCTACCAGCAACACGGAAGATTTGGTAGGCCGTTACGTCTACAAGATCACAAAGACCACAGGCAATCTTACGAGTGTGCTTGTGTACGGCATCCTGACGATACGCTAAATGGCTGCTGTTGATCTATTTGGCGTTTCCCTGTTCGGGAAAAGCACCAATGTTACGTCACAGGAAAGACTCAACTGCTATATCGAGTTCCAGCCTGGTGATGACAGGGCGGTTAAGGCCATATTCGGAACGCCTGGACTTGATTTGTTCACGTCCTTTGGCGATACGCCTATCCGTGGCATGTATGTACGTGACGACCTCCTGTATTTGGTTCACAGGGGCACGTTATGGAGCGTGAATAACGCAGGGGTAAAGACCTCACTAGGCTTGTTGAACACGACCTCAGGCCGTGTCTATCTGACTGACAACGGCGCTCAACTGATGCTGACCGATGGCACAGATGGTTATACCTATACCTACGCCACAGCGACATTTGCGCAGATAACAGATAGCGATTACCCAGGCGCATCAACTAACGGATGGATGGATGGTTATTTCATCATCAACAGGCCAGGCACACAGCGTTTCTATGTCTCTGCGATCAACGACGCAACCTCGTGGGACGCGCTCGACTTCGCCTCAGCCGAATCCAATCCGGATGACCTGGTAAGGGTTTTTCCTGATAACGGCAAGCTCTACCTGTTCGGGCAGTTGTCGACAGAGTTCTGGGTGAACGCAGGCAATCAGGACTTCCCGTTCGTGAAGATTTCCGGCGGATCTATTGAGTACGGCTGCGCATCTCCAGCGAGTGTTTGCAAATATGACAACTCGGTAGCCTTCCTTGCCAGAAACCCCGCTGGCGATGTGTTCATAGCGCGGATGAATCAAGGATTGCCGCAAAGGCTCTCCACTCCAGAGCTTGAGTACATCATCAACAAATACGGCGCAGTCTCAGACGCTACCGCATTCAGCTACATGGTGGATGGGCACCCTATGTTGCAGGTCAATTTCCCCACTGGTGGCGAAAGCTGGCTGTATGACGGGCTATCGAAACTGTGGAGCAGGCTGGAAAGCAACGAGATCACGAGGCACAGAGCAGAGATGGGCGTGGAGTTCGTTAACCGCATCATCGTATCTGACTACGAGAATGGCAACCTGTACCGCCTGAACCCTGACTCTTACACGGACAACGGCGCCCCAATAGCGATGGAGCTTATTTCCCGCCACATCTCGAACGGTAATAAACAGCTCATCATTGATTCAGTCACGCTTGATATGGAATCAGGCGTCGGACTCGCCACAGGGCAAGGCTCCAACCCGCAAATCATGCTCCAAATCTCGCGTGATGGTGGGCACACCTATGGCAATGAGCAATGGAAGTCATTCGGCAAGATAGGCCGGTATCTGCAACGAGTCGTATGGCGGCGTTTGGGCGCTGCGTATGACTGGACATTCAAGCTCAGGATTACCGACCCGGTTAAGCGCGTGATTACGGTCCCTGTACACATTGAAGCAAGGCCGGGGAACAAATGATTAAGGCTCCCCCATTAGATTTCCCGCTACAGGATAGCCGTGGATACGTAAACCTTGCATGGCAGGAATTCTTCTCCGCCGCTTATCTCCTGATGGCTGATATGCAGCGCTCTGGCACAACTGCCAACAGGCCAACGAAAAACCTTTACCCCGGCAAGCCGTACTTTGACACGACTCTGGGACACCCTATTTGGCACTCAGGAACGGATTGGGTAGATGCCACAGGCGCAGTGGTTTGACACCGTTTACAGAATTATTTGATGGAGAAATTTATGCTTAACCTGCTCAACCCAGTGTGGATGATGAATAACTGGCTGACCTGCCATTGGGTAGGCGCAGCTATTGGCGCTGCGGGTTCGCTTGCTGGCGGCATGATGGGAGGCGACTCAGCAGAGGACGCAGCAGAGGCGCAAGCTGAAGCCGCTCAAGCTGCCATTGAAGAACAACGCAGGTTGGCAGAGAGGACGAACAAGCAAACCTTGACCTATCGCCAGTCTGGCAACAGGGCAAACAGAATGCTTGCCGACCTGATGGGGCTTGGTAGTGTTAATCCAGAGTATGAAGCGGCAAAGAAAGAGTACAACAAAGCCAAGGGCGAACTGGAAAGCCTGACAAGCGGATCAGCGTCGTCATCTGCATCTTCATCAGGCCGCTACATAAACCCTCTTGCCCAGGGTGTGGCGATTCATCCGTGGATGGATATGGCTAACGGCTCCGGATCAGCAGACCAGGCGCTAATCTCGGATGCGCGGCGCAGGATGCAAGAAGCCGAGGCATTGATGAGCAGCTTGCCTAAAGATGCGCCTCGCAGCGAAAACTTCGGATCACTGCTTGCCAATTTCTCTGAAGATGACCTGGCCAACGACGTTGTATACAACTCCGGCTTGCAGTTCGGTCTTGACGAGGGGATGAAAGCCATTGAGCGCAGGGCGGCTTCCAACGGCGGCTTAGACTCTGGCGCGACCCTAAAGGCTGCGATGCAATACGGCAACGACTACGCCTCAACCAAGGCTGCTGGAGCTTACGACAGGTTCATGAATGACAAGGGGTTCACCTACAACACTCTATCCGGCGTGACTGACAGGGGCTTGCAGGCTGTTGGTCTGAATGCAGGTGTCAATACTGGCGTATCCAACAATGTATCTGACCTGATGACTGGAGCCGGTAACGCTAAAGCTGCTGGCATAGTCGGCAGTGCTAACGCATGGGGCAATGCTTTTAGCGGCGTAGGTAATGCCGTAAACCAGTATCAAACAAACCAAATACTCGACACAGTGCTTCGTGGCCAGAGTGGTTACGGCGGAGGGTATTAACATGGCAATTGACGCATCCATTCCGCTAAACGTACGTCCTGCTCAATTCCAAATACCTGACCGTGGGCAGGCTATTGCTCGTGCCATGCAGATTCAAGGGCTAGGCAATCAGAATCGACTCCTTGAAATGCAGACAGCAGCAGCCCAGCGTGAGACAGAGCAGGCCGATGCTACGAGTAATGCCTATCGCGATGCGCTTGAACCAGATGGGACGTTAAATCGAAACCGCTTGTATTCGCGCATGGCAGAACTCGGCCTCGGATCAAAGTTGCCAGCAGTTCAAAAGACGTTCTCCGAACAGGACAGCGCAGCTTTGGATGCCGAATCCAAGAAGTTTGAACTTGGCATGAAGAAATACGACGCAACGGGGCAAGTGTTCGGTGCTGTTGCTCAGAATCCTACTTATGAGAATGCTTTGGCATCCGTTGACCAGCTTGTTCAACTCGGAGTTTTAAATACTCAGCAAGCAGAAGAGGCAAGGCAGACAATCCCACAAGACCCGGCGCAAATCAAGGCGCTGGCAGAGAGATACATGCTGACCTCGCTGGATGCGAAGGATCAGCTTGAGCAGCAGTGGAAGCAGCGCGATTTCGACTACCGCAAGCAGAATGACGCGGATAATCGCGGCGTTACTATTCGCGGTCAAAACCTAATCGACACACGCGGGCGCGAAGCCAACGAGATTGCACGTCAAAACGCCATCATCAAGCAGCAAGAGACTCAGGCCGAAATGAACGAGAAGAACGAGAAGCTAGGACGCAGGACTCAGGCTTCTATTGCGCAAGCAGATAGGGTTATCTCCAAGGTAGATCAGGCGCTCGGTAAGGTTGGCTACTCCACAGCAGGGATTGGTGGGCAGCTCCGCAATGTGCCAATGACCGATGCTCGGAACCTTGCCGCAGACCTGGAAACCATCAAGGCAAATCTCGGCTTCGCAGAACTGCAAGCCATGCGTGATGCTTCGCCAACAGGCGGCGCCCTTGGGCAGGTTGCGGTTCAAGAGCTTGCAGCTTTGCAATCCACAGTAGCCTCCCTCGATCAACTGCAAGACCCAGACCAATTGAAGGCTAGGCTAGGCGAAATCAAGAAGCACTACCAGAACTGGAAAAACACCCTTGAGGGTAGGCAGCAGATTATCCCTTCAGGTTCTGGCGCCGGCACCCTCAACCAACCATCCAACGTAATGCAAGAAGCTGACAAGATACTAGGGCTATAAATGGCTACTGCTGACCAATACGCAAACTGGATTGTCCAGAACCAGGATAGGAAGGGTTCGCCTGAGTTCGAAACTGTAGCCGCTGCCTACAAGGAAGCCAAAGGGCAGATAGCTACCGCTCGGCCACAGCCTGTGCAAGAAGAGGCACCAAACCCAACCGAAGGCAACTCATTCCTTGAAAATGCACGTATAGGGCTTGGCAAATCCTTTGTTGACACTGTAGAAGGGGTGAAGCAGCTAGTTTCTAGCGGGGCAGATAGTCTTGCAGACGCCTCCGCCTCTGTTGCCCAGAAAAATCCGAACATGGAGTTTCTCGGCACCGGCATGGGCGAGAATGTATATACGGATGCGGCGGCAAGGTTCAAACAGGACACGTCAGCAAATGTTTCCAATGTTCAAGCCCAGATAGACGAACGCGCAAGAATAGATGAGCCCATCATGAATACTGGTGGCGGCATGTTGGGCAATATCGCAGGTCAAGCCGTACAAGTGGCGGCTCCTGCCTCTCTTGTGGGCAAGGCTGGCGCTGTTACAAGGTTGGCCAATCCGCTATCGAAATATGCCATTGCTGGCGCTGAAGGTGCTGCTTTTGCTGGCGCTCAACCTGTAGTCACTGGCGGCTCACGCGGTCAAAACGCTGCAATAGGCGCTGCTGGCGGCGTAGTCGGTCAAGGCGTTGCTGCTGGCGTGGGGAAAATAGCTGCTCCGTCTGCTAGCGTCTCAGATGACGTAGCAAGGCTAGCGAATCGTGCGAAGGAGCTAGAGATTCCCGTTCGTGCCGATCAGGTTGTTAACAGTAAGCCTCTCAACGTAGTCTCCTCGGCGCTTGATTATGTGCCTTTCTCCGGTTCCGCTGGGGCAAAGGAATCTCAGCAGAAGGCATTCAACAAGGCTGTTTCCAGAACCATTGGGGAAAACACAGACAACCTAGCGGGGGCTTTGAAGGCAGCGGAATCCAGACTAGGTAACGAGTTCGACAACGTTCTGAAGAATACTTCTGTTAGAGCTGATGATGACTTTATAGCTGACCTAGCTCAAGTAGCAGAAGACGCCAAAATTGAGATGAAGGACGATCAGCTCAAGGTATTCAATAAGCAGATTGAAAACATTCTCGGCAAAGTGCAGCAGGGCGACGTTATAGACGCTAGCGCCGCATACAACATCAAGAAGGGCTTAGACCGGATTGTGAACGGTGGAGACTCGACACTCGCTCACTATGCTAAAGAAATACGCTCCGCACTTTTTGACGCATTAAACCGCTCTTTGCCAGACGGAGGCGAGGCTTTCGCTAAGACAAGACAGCAATACGGCAACATGCGCGAACTCGAGAAACTTATCCCACGCGGCGCTGAAGTTGATATTTCCCCGGCTCGTTTAGCCAACGCTAGAAACATCCGCTCCAAGGATCTAGGCGAACTTGCTGATATTTCCGCGCAGTTCCTCAAGGGGCGCGTGGGGGACTCTGGCACGGCACAGAGGGCAGGTGTTTACGGGATGCTAGGTGCAGGGACGATGGTTGACCCTGTGAGCGCCGGGATTGGGTTGACGTTGGGCCGTGTAGCTAATACTGCGATGGGCAGTAATCGCTTGGCTAACTATATGGTGAATGGGGTTCCGGCTTTGCAAAACAGCCAGGTACCAAACCGTTTGCTGCCTGCTGTTGGTACTTCTTTAGCGATTGGTAACCAGTAGACGCTTCAGCCAGCAATCAGGCATCCACTTGTGAGTGGCAATAAGCCCAAGCCGTGCGACGTATTGCATAGCAAACGCAGCAAATGGCGCAAGAGCGACACCTAGAAACGTAGCATATTCTTTCATATCAGTAATTTACCACAAACCCGCCAAATGCGGGTTTTTTCATTTCTGGAGTATCCATGGCGAAGCTCAGTCCATTGTTTAACGAGGCACAATTCATCAACGGCATTCCTGCCTCTGGCGCAAAGATATTCACCTATGCCGCAGGCTCCAGCACAAAGCAGACGACTTACACGGATGAAGATGGCCTTGTTGCTCAGTCAAACCCCATCATCCTGAATTCCCGTGGTGAGCCTGATAATCCTATATGGCTGGCAGAGGGCCAATCTTACAAGATGGTATTCGCGCCTTCCACAGATACCGACCCGCCTACATCTCCAATTCGCACTATTGACGATGTTTCCGGTGTAGGAGATAACTCAATATCTCTGGATCAGTGGGTTGATTCTGGCGTAACTCCAACCTATGTGTCTGCTACCCAGTTCACATTACCTGGCGATCAAACATCAAACTTCACCGTTAAGCGCAGGGTAAAGGCCACTGTAACGGCTGGAACTATCTACGGCAGCATTTCCACATCGGCGTATACATCACTAACCACCGTCACGGTTGATTGGGATGGCTCAAGCGCTCTTGACTCTGGCCTTTCTGCAATACAACTCGGCCTCATTACCACAGACAATACTTCCATTCCTTCCGTTATTGAGAAGTTCCGCGCTACCGTAGCAGCCACAGCTACGACGACTCCATTATGGACTTCTATTGCAGAGGTGCAGGACTGGACTGGAACACCTACCATTACAGACTTTCCAGTGGCCCCACAACCAGGGGCAACGCGCGTAGTTTATCCCGCAGCAGGAACAGTATTCACTGATAATGCCGTAATCTCTGTACAAGGCAACACAAACTATACGACTAGCGCAGGCGACAAGATAACAATTGTTGCCACAACGACAAGCACGTTCGACGTAAAGATTGAACGCGAAACCGCCTTTGACGGAATCATGGGGTATGAAATCAATGGCCTTGTAGTAACTATCAGCACCGTTGACTCAGATCATGACCTTGATATATCCGCTGGCCTCTGTGCTTTCTCCAGCGCAACCGGTATATACAAGCTCACCTCCGGAATCACAAAGCGCATGGATGCGTCTTTTGCCAAAGGCACGAATGCTGGCGGTCTTGGCAATGGACTCTCAATTCCCACATCGGGACAGTTGTTTATCTTCGCCATCACCGAGAACTCTACCGGCGACACAGACGTTTACGGGGACACCTCTGTTTCTGGCGCTAACCCACCTACGGGCTGGACTGTCCGTCGCTTCCTCTCCATGTTCAAGACTGATTCATCGGCCAACTTGATTCCTGTGACCGTTAATCAATGGTCAAGCCAACTCATGGAGCATCAAATAATCACGCCCGTTC